GTTTGCGACGAAGGCCTTGGCTACAATCGGCATCGGCATATCACTTACGCAGATGAATAAGATGGTTGAAGAATGGTATTCGGTCAATAAAGTCCTTGCCAACGTCAACACACAGTTGAAAGACCAGTCTGCGGTGCAGAACAGAATAACCGAAGCAGCAAACGCTTGTAGGATTACATACGCAGAGATGTGTGGCTATGCTACAAGTCTTGTTAAAACGGGAAGTAGATTTTTTTCGACGGTTGAAGACGCTACGGATTTTTTGGAACTTGCAAACAAAGCGTTCAAGGTGTCCGGTGCGTCGGAAGCACAAATGAACTCGCTGAATAACGTGCTGAAAAATACATTCCAGACAGGAAAGTTGAGCGCGGGCGGTTTTAATACCATTATGCAGCAAAGCCCAGACATAGTTCAGTATCTCGCTGACAGTCTGGGCGTTTCTATGCAACAAGTAAAGGCTCTCGGTTTATCCGGTAGCATTACGGCAAAGCAACTGAAAAACGCTTTCACACAGAGCGCGGAGGGCATTGAATCGGCATACGGAAAGATGCGGTTGACTGTTTCTGATGCGTTGCGAATTATACGCAACGAGTTCGGGACGTGGCTGTATCAGACCGACGAAGGACTGAATTTAACGAATGATATTGCAAAGTTTTTGATACGTGCGTTCAGAAGTCTGCACGGCGTATTGAAGGCTCTCGTAAATTCTTTCCAACGGCTCGTTAATCTGCTTGGATCCACGCGACGTGCGGCGGCTTTGGTTGCGGCTGCGGTTGGGGCGATGATAGTCGCCTTTAAGTACGACAAAATAGTGGCAGGAATTAAGGCGATAGGGCAGGCACTCGCGGCAGGCGGCGGTAAGATTATGCTTATCGTCGCGGCGGTCCTGTTATGTATTGCGGTTCTTGACGACCTGATTGCTTTTGCAAACGGGGACGATAGTTTTATCGGAAATCTTTTTGAGAAATTCGGTGTAGACGCAGAAGAACTGCGAAAAACGTTGAAAGACCTGTTTGCTATGATTAAGCAGGTATTCGGTACAATCTTCCAGACGGTAGGTAAAATCATCAAAACGATATTGCCGACGTTAAGTAAGCTATTGCAAGCGGCATTGACGATAATATCTAAAATAGCGCAGGTAAATCTTACTATATCGGCAAAAGCGTGGGAAATAATTATCGAACTGCTGGATATGCTTATACCGATAATCGAAATGATTTTAGAATTGCTCGACCCGATACTTGAAGTTGTTATGCTCATAGTTGACGCGGTAATGATGCTTGTTGATGTGGTTATGGCTTTAATCAAGCCGTTGCTTGAATTGATAAGCGCAATACTCAAGCCTATTATGGCAATCGTTAAGGTATTGGTTCAGTTATTATCGAATCAGCTCGGTCAGGCGTTTAAGTTTATCGCAAACGTCGTAAACAACCTGATTGCAGGTCCGCTTCGCGGACTGCTCGATTTTCTCGGTCAGATCATAAAGTTTATTTCGGCAGTATTCACGGGCGACTGGGAAACGGCGTGGAAGGCGCTCGGTAATATTCCTATTGCGATTATCAATTCAATCATTGGAGCGTTTGAAGGTCTGATTAACTTCTTTATCGGAGCGATTAACGGAATCACTTCGGCGCTTTCGTCGTTGTGGACGTGGATAGGAATACCCGGCATACCAGAAATTCCGGAAGTGCAATTCGGGAGAATATCGTACTTGGCAAAAGGCGGCTACGTTGACGCAAACAAGCCCACGCCGGTTGTCATAGGCGACAATAAGCAAGAAGGCGAGATAGTTTCGCCTGTCAGCAAAATGCGCGATACGGTAATTGACGCTTTAAGAATCTTTTTAGGCGGCGCAAATACGCGGCGCAAAGCAGAAACGGCGCGGGCAATGGAACAAAACACCATAAATCGCAATGTTACGCAAAACGTGTATATCAATAACACGTTTGAAGGTTCGAGAGACGTTCAGAAGACCGCATCGACGGCGATGAAGAAAACTACAAACGATACTACGGGCGAACTTGCCCGTGCATTGGCTTATGCGAGGTAATGTGTATGAGTAAAGCAAGAATACCCGCCTCGCTCGGCGGCATTGAGTTCGATTGTACAATCAGCAGAGAACTGAGCTACGAAGCAGATATACCAGAATATCCTGTGGAAGATGGGTACTATGTTTCGGATTCCATTCACAAGAAGCCACTTTCGTTCGAGTTGGTGGTTTTTGTAACGAATATGCCCGTTACGTGGGCAAAACGACACGCAGGAAGCAACAGAGTAAAGAACACGATTGATAGCCTTGTGGAACTGTATTTGTCTGGAAGATTATCAACTCTTGTGACACCCGATAAGGTTTACGAGAATATGGGAATTACGAAGTTGAGTGTGCCGGAAGAAGATTATGTAAACGCGGCAGAGATCACGCTGTCGCTCAAACAGGTAACTGTAACGTCGGCGGATATAATCGTCGTATCGAGTTACAATTACAGCGGAAGTTCGTCGGACGGCGCAGGTTCGTCCGCGACAACAGAAGAGTCGAGTACACCGAAAAAGAAAAGCATCCTTTCGTCGTTGCTCGGCTGGTTATTCAAATAGGAGGTGGCAGTTATGGTGTACTTCACACCGCCTGATAAAAACGATAGTTTTACACGCATCATTTTAGACGGCGACGAGTACCTGTTCAGGTTTTCCTACAACTACGAAGGCGAGTTTTGGACGCTTGGAATCTATCAGAGCGAAGAAGCTCCGCTTGTAGCAGGAATTAAAATTACCCCTTGCTTTCCTGTAAACTGGTATTTCCGTCAGTATATCAAATTGCCCAAAGGCGTTCTCGGTGTAATGACGCAACTTGACAAAATAGGCAGGAATGACTTTATAGACGGGAACGCACAGTTCGTATATGTTACTTACGACGAGTTTAACGAATATGTAAGGAGCAATGAATAATGGCGAACTGGGACAGACAATACCGCTTACGGGCGGGCGTAGAAGGAAGCAAGGGGTTTGAAATCGGTAAGCCTGACGAAAAAACGAAGCAGGCTCTTCATATCAACTTTATGGTTGAGCGTAGCGATTCGACCACGTTGAACACGACAAAAATAAAAGTCTGGAACCTGAACAAAGAACAGGTCAACGTGCTAATACAATCCGGCTGTCAATTAAATCTGTCAGCGGGGTATGGAGCATCAAGACCTATTGTATTCAAGGGAACGGTTTCAAACGTGCAAGAGTCGCTCGACGGAGCGGATAGGCTTATAGAGATAGAAGCGGTTGACGGTTTCGCGCAGTTAAGCGAGACCGTCGTTTCTATTTCTTATGGCGGAAAAATAGCAACCGCAAAAATCTTGACGGACGCGGCGGCTAAACTTAACTTGCCTGTTACGTATTCAGCAACAGCGCAGGAAATTCTTGAAAAGTCGTATTTTTCAAACGGTTACAGTTTTGTAGGGTATGCGCAGTATGTCCTTGATGATGTTTGCAATAAGGCATCACTTATGTGGACGATACAAAACGGTGTCCTGCAAATCCGCAGGAAGAACGAAGGAGTTTCTACCGCAGTGCATAAGCTCAACAAAGATACAGGGCTTATCAATATTCCAAAGCGAGTTTACAGTTCGCAAACGGCAAATACCGATACGACATCCGATACGACAGCAGATATGTTGTACGGTTACGAAATTCAGTACCTTATGAACGGAGCAATCGGCATCGGAGACAGGGTGTATGTCGAATCGAAAATCGTTACGGGAATGTTTATGGTTTCAAGCATTACGATTGAAGGCGACAATCTTGAAGGCAACTGGCAATGTACGGCTCAAATCACGGAGGTGGCGTAATGAGTTTGATAGATTTTGTTACGGAAGTGAAAGCTCTCGTGAAAGAGCAAATAAACAATATGCACACGGCGTTGCCGGGCGAGATTGTTTCAATAGATAAAAGCACGGGGCTTGCATCAGTCAAGCCAAAAGCACAAATGCAGTTTTCTAACGGAAAGACGTTGGAGTTTCCGATTATCAGCGGCGTTCCGATAGTTATGCCGCAAAGTGCGATTTCAGATTCCGCAATAGTTTTTCCTGTAAATGCGGGAGATCAGTGCTTGCTTGTATTTAGCGAACAGGCATTAGATTACTGGTTTGAAACGGGAATGACGACACCGCAGGTCAAATACGGTCTGTCTGGCGCGATAGCAATTCCCGGACTGTTACGAGCGCAAACAGACGCATTCAAGGAAGCGATAGACCGCGACGCGGTAATCATAAAACACAAAAACGCATCTATAACGCTGTCAAACGCAGGTATAGCCATTAGGGGCGATATTTCAGTCGAAGGTAACTTACTAATCAACGGCGAGATAAAGAGCGTTTCAGACGAAATTTAGAAGCGATTTTTCAGGAGGTCATTATGAAAGATTTAAGGCTTACGGAAGACGGGGATTTGTATATAACCGAAGATGGAGATGTGCAATTTACCGACAGTGTTTTGCAGGCTATAAAAATTCGTTTGAAATGGTTTCTCGGAGAATGGCGAATAAATACCACTTATGGTATGCCGTACTACGATGAAGTATTTATAAAGAATCCCAGCACGGCTCTCATTGAAGACAGGGTGCGGACGGAAATTCTTTCCGTTGATGGAGTTCAGGCGGTAGAAAGTATCAGCGTGACGATAGATAAGCCGACGCGAGTAGCCGCCATTCATTTTACGGTTGTAGCAAACGACAACAAAATAATCGAAGAGGA